GATATATCTAATTTAAATTCTTCTTTTATTTCTATTGAATCTCCTCCTGGTGCAAAATTTCGTAATCAAGCAGAACTTTTTGTAGACCCTGAACTATCTGCAGAACTTCCTGTAGGTAATCCTGTTAAGGGTTCAGTTGAAGTGAAATCAAATCTCATTGATAGCAAGGGTCAGTGGAAGTGGTTACAAGCACCTGAAGGCTATGAGGACAATACGTTTCTTGTAGCAATGGCAAGTAAAAACAAAAATTTTAGTCCTACAGGAGCAGACCATGTTTATACTTTAAAAACAATTTATGAAAAAGGTGGCAACATGACTACCTATGATACTCGTGCCAAAGCTTTTAGAGATAAGTCTATTCAAGAAAGCGAGGCCATGTTAGAAGAAGCCCTTGCTCGTTTAGACAATCCAAAATTAAAAGCAAAAGCAAGAAGGGATTTAAGAGGTGACAATCCTCGTGGTAAACCTACCACAACAGGTGTTCCCGAATTTGGACCTGTTGTTGGAATGATTGAAACTTCAAAAAAGAAAAAACATCCTGTATACGAATACGTTATTATGAAAGCAGAGGGTGGTTCTGTAGGTCGTGTAGAACGTAACCCTTATGGTACTGACTACCAGAAACTAATCTAATGATTTACGAAGAAATTTATAAAATGCTGATGAAAGAAATTGAATCAGTAAAAATAACGCTTGCATCTGGCGGTGCTTCAGATTATCATAGCTATACAAATCTAGTTGGGCGTATTCAAGGACTTGAGTATGCCTTAGTGGAAATCAAAAGTATAGTCAATAAAATGATATACGAAGACGATGAGGAGTAACAATGCAAGCAGTAGCAATGGATAAAGCAATGTTGAATGACGAATGGATCACAAATGCTGAAGCACCTGATCCAGAAGTACTTCCACATATCCCTGGTTATCACCTTCTGGTGCGGCCTGTATCTATTAAGAAAGCAACAAAGGGTGGAATCATTCTACCTGATTCAACAGTCAATGACATTTCCTACCTAACGACTGTTGGTAAAGTCCTTGCCATAGGCGATCTAGCCTATAAAGACAAAGATAAGTTTCTTAATGGACCATGGTGTTCAGTAGGTGACTATGTTTGTTATGGTAAACATACAGGACAGAAGTTCTTTTACAAGGGTGTTAGAATGCTAATTCTATTTGACGATCAGATCTCAATGGTATTAGATGATCCTAAAACACTCGATCCAACATATAACTTGTCAAATTAATGCCACTAGCTATTGTGTAATAACAATACTTAGTGTATTATAATAATCAAGCGTAACTCGTCAGGTATCGCAGCTGACGTTAAAAAGGAGATTTTTATGTCTGAAGATTGGACAACGGTAACTCCTCAAGCCGCAAAAGAGGAAGAGAAGGTAGAGTTTGAAATTGAAAACGAAGCCTCTCAGGAAGAAGAAGTTGATGCACAACCCCAATTAGATCTTGGAGATGCAGAAGATGTTCAGCAAACAACCCAAGAGCAAGGGGTGGCAGAAGAAAATGAAGAAAAAGAATCAGGCGCACAAAAGCGTATTCGGCAGTTGGTTCGCCAGCGTAAGGAACGTGAGCAACAAATTGAAGAACTTAAGGCTCGTGAAGCTGAGTTACAGGCAAGACTAAAGGCCAAAGAAAAAGAATACGCAGAAAACATTAAGAGCAATCTTGATCATAATGAGCGTTCGATTAACGATAAGCTTGAACTTTCTAAACATGCCTATCGTCAAGCCGTTGAAAGCGGCGATGCCGACAAGATGCTGGCGGCTCAAGAAGCGATGTCTTCTGCACAAGCAGAGGCTATGCAGTTAAAGCAAAGCCAATATGCTTACCAGAAGTATCAGCAAGAACTAGAGCAACAAGCTCAACAGGTTCAACAGCCACAGCAACAAGCGGATCAGTATGACCCTAAAGCAATTTCATGGGCCGCACGTAATCCGTGGTTTGGACAGGATAATGTACTTACTCAAGCTGCGCTTCAGATTGATGCCAGTATGAAGGACGAAGGTTATGATCCTTCAGATGAGGAGTACTACTCAGAGATTGATAAGCGACTAGCTAGTGCTTTTCCTACACGGTTTGAAGCACCTACACAGCAAGTCGAAGCACGGCAAGAAGCTACCGCAAAGGCTTCTCAAGTTGTAGCAGGAGCGTCACGCACTCCCAATCCTAGCTCTGGTCGCAAGGTAAAGTTATCTCAAGAAGATGTACGCCTTGCAGAGAAATGGGGGATACCACTTGAACAATATGCTGCTGAAAAACTTAAAGTTGAACGAGCAGACGGTGAATACACAAGTATCAACAATCAGCGTGGAGGTTATTAAACATGGCACGAACAACAGTATCACGTAGTGAAGAGTCTCGTGAACTCAATTCTAGAGAACAAGATTATGAATATCGGGAACCAAACCTTCTAGAAATTCCTGAATCAGTAGAAAACCGTTTCCTTGACCAAGGTTTGAAACTTCGGTGGATTCGGATTAGTACAAAGAATCAGGATGATTATCGGAACGTAGGCAAGCGACATGCCGAAGGTTGGGAGTTTGTTTCTATAGAAGAAGTTCCAGAGATGCAACACACATCTTTCGTGAGAGATGAAGGACGATATATGGGAACGGTCTGTCGTGGAGACCTAGCACTGGCTAAATTGCCTTTACGTAAATCCCAAGCTCGTCAGGCGCATTATGAGAATGCTAGTAGGGAAATGGTTGAAGCAGTTAATGCACAGCTAATGAACTCAAGTGATGCTCGTATGCCAATTCGTAACAATAGTAAAACACAAGTTACTAGAGGCCGTCCAGCAAAATTCCAAGACTAACTTGGATATAGGTCGGAACCTAGTAGTGTCATTTTAATTTAATGGGAGAAATAACATGACTGCAACTAAAGCATTGTCAGGCTTCCGTCCTTCTCGTAAACGTGGTAATACCCCAAACAACCAGGGTCAAAGTGAATACCCTATTGCTTCAGGTTACGCCGCTAACATTTTTACAGGCGATCTTGTCCGTATTAATGCAGGGAACTTGGAAGTCATTACGACAGTAACCGAAGTCGTTCAGGGTGTATTTATGGGATGCCGCTACGAAGCAGACGGTGTACAGAAGTTCAGCAAGTACTGGCCTTCAGGTACATCAGCTACTAACGCTGTTGCCCTTGTCGCTGACGATTCACGTACCGTGTTTGAAGTACAAGCAGATGCATCTGTAACTGCTGGTGACCTTCACGGTTCACAAAACTTTGCTGTAACACTTGGTTCAGGCTCAACCTTCACTGGTATGTCTGGTCACGGTGTTGAAGCAGCAACTCGTACAACTGGTATTGCTATGTGCCGTACTCTGGATTCAGTTGATGAGCCAGGAAACGATGTAGCTGTAGCCGCTGAGAACGCTTACCTGAAGTTGAATGTACAACTCATTCAGCACACAGATAACTTCTTGACTGCCGCTGTTACTGCACCTGCAACCATTACCGCCTACTTACTGGGCTAATTAAGGGAGATTAAAGAATGGCTATTAATAGAGCAAGTATTGCGAAAGAGCTTCTCCCAGGTCTTAATGCCGTATTCGGTATGGAGTATGGGGAAGTTTCTGACGAACACGCACCGTTGTTTGAGACAGAAAACTCAGATCGTGCGTTTGAAGAAGAAGTATTGTTCACAGGATTTGGTACTGCACCTGTTAAGGGTGAAGGTGCTGCAGTATCCTATGACGATGCTCAAGAGAGCTACACGGCTCGTTACACACATGAAACCATTGCACTTGCATTTGCAGTGACAGAAGAGGCTATGGAAGATAACCTCTATGACACATTTGCAAAACTTCGTGCAAGAGGTTTGGCTCGTGCTATGGCGAACACCAAGCAAGTTAAAGCTGCTGACGTGTTCAACAACGGCTTTAACGGAAGCTATGTAGGTGGTGACGGTGTTGCATTGTTCTCTGCTTCACACCCAACAGCTGGTGCTGGTAATCAGTCAAACTACATTGGTGCTTCTGATCTTGCAGAATCATCTTTGGAAGCTGCACTGATCCAGATCTCAAAAGCTAAAGATGACCGTGGTATTCTGATTGGTTTGCAAGCTAAGTCTTTGCACATCCCATCAGATTTGGCATTCACTGCTGATCAAATCCTGAACAGCACATTGTCAACTGCGACTGCTACCTTCGGTACAGATGGTATCACGCAGACTAACGACATCAACTCAATTCGGAATCAGGGTCTTGTACCTGGTGGCTTCTACGTGAACCGCCGTTTCACAGACACTGACGCTTGGTTCTTGAAAACCGACTGTCCGAATGGTGCGAAGATGTTTGTTCGTGCGCCTCTACAAACCAAAATGGAACCAGACTTCGACACTGGCAACCTGCGGTTTAAGGCTCGTGAGCGTTACAGCTTCGGTTGGTCAGACTGGCGTGGTTTCTACGGTTCCGATGGTGCCTAAGACTAACGTCTAAAAAAATGTAAAAAGGGAGGGGTATGGGCTTTCATATCCCTCTTTTTTTGTGTATAATATAGTCAACAGTCCATAATCAACTAACTAATTAACAACGAGGAAACTATGGCTTCAAACATTAAACAAGGTTTTGTTACTGGTAGTGGTGCAGTTTTAGACACAACTACAAACACTACGGTAGCTGACACACGCATTAAAGGTATTACATATTCAGGCATAGGCACCTTCCTTATTACAGGAAGTGAAACAGATGCCTACGGAAACACAAACGGAAACAACATTAAGTTCGTTGCAACAACTGTTGTAGATGCAGGTGACATCATGATTCCAGACTTTGGAATTAAAGTATATGGTCCTGTAAAAGTTTCTGCGCCTACATCAGCCGCAACCGTGGCAATTTATTATGGCTAACTATACCTATCTCGTAGACGATATTTCTCAAGCCTGTGAAAACGATGGCACTGAGTTCCTAGCTTATGTTCCCAAGATGGTGAACAGAGCAGAAGAACGCATGACACGTGACCTAGATGATTATGGTCTGGTTACTTATACATCTGTTGCAGTGTCTATTGATAATAATCAGTTGACACTTCCTACAGGCACTCGCATTATAAAAAACATTAACATTACGACATCAGCTACAAGCACTACAGATCCTACACGTATTCACTTACTACCACGTACAGATGAATATATCCGTGACTACTGGCCTGTAAGTGCAAGTACTGGTACACCACAGTATTATGCAAGACGTGATAACACAACAATCTTAATAGCACCAACACCAGTTTCTACATTCGATGGAGAGGTCGTACATATTTCAA